GCCCTGTATGCCGTCGAGGAAGCCCTGGCCGGCCGCGATGGCCTGCCCGGGCAGCTCCGCGACGAAGGCCGCTATGGCGGCGACTGCGGACGCGAGGAAGGCGGCTATCTGCCCCGGGAGCTGGGTGAAGAACGTCACGACGCCCTGGACGAACGACGTGCCCGCCTGGACCGCGTCCGCGGCGAGCTGCGCCGCGAAGGACGCGACGAAGGCGATCGCGGCCTGCAGGAAGGCCGCGATCTGCCCGGGGAGCTGCGCGAGGAACGTGACCAGGCCGGTGAGGAAGGCCTGGCCGCCCTGGACGGCGAGCTCGACGAGGGAGACCACGATCCCGGCCACGACGCCTATCACGAGCCCGAGCCCGGTCGCGAGCATCACGGGGAGCTGCTGGAGGAAGCCGAGCAGCATGGCGGGGAGCTGCTGCAGCCACGCGAGCGCCGACTGGAGCGCCTGCGGTATGGTCACGGTGAAGAAGGACGCGACGGCCGAGGCGCCCGCCGAGAGCGCCTGGACGGCGGCATCCCAGGCCTGGGAGAGGAACTGGGTGAACTGCGCCCAGAGGGCGCGTCCGGTCTCCGTCTGCGTGAAGAAGTAGACGAGGCCGGCGACCACCGCGGCTATCGCAGTGGCCACGAGTCCCCACGGGCCGATGCCCAGGGCGCTAGAGAGGCCAGTGATCCCGCCCCCCGCGGCGGACGCCGCCGCCTTCAGGCTGCTGAGCTTGCCGGCGATCGAGCCGACGGCGCTCGCCGCGGGTCCGGCGTCGGAGCCGAGGGCGCCGAAGGCGGAGGACACGGACTCGAGGACCCCGCGCCCGCCCTGGACGGCCTCCTTCGCGAGCGAGACCGCCGCACCGAGGTCGCCGAGGGTCTTGGCCGCCGACGTGACGCCGGAGGAGACCTTGACCGCCCCGATGGCGGTCGCGACGGCGACGATCGCGGGCTCGACGGCGTCGAGGCTCTGCGACATCGCGTCGAACGCGCCGCCGACGAGCTCGGCGACGTCCCTGACCCCGTCGAGCGAGGCCTTGAGGAGGTCGGCCGCGCCCCTCGCGGAGTCGCTGGAGTCCCCGACGCCCGTGAGGTCGTCCACCACGAGGGACGCGTTGTCCATCACGCTCTTGAGGGCGTCCCCCACCGCCTGCGCCGCGTCGCCGAACGCCTGGACGGTCCCGTTCTCGGCCATCGCGTCGACGAGCGCCTGGACCCAGCCCGCTACGGGCTGCACGACGGCGCTGACGAAGCCGATGGCCCCGTCGAGCGCCTGGAGCGCGCCGTCCAGGACCTGCGCCGCGGCCCCTGACTCGACGAACTCGCTGCCGAGCCCGGCGAGCGAGCCGACCACCGCGCCCGCGGACTCGGAGATCCCCTGGAGGTAGCCCCCGGCGAGGTCGAGCGGCGAGAGGTCGACCTGCGGGGCGAAGCTCGCCCACAGGTCGGAGAGGTACCCCTTGGCGTCCGTCACGACGGAGGCGACGTCGTCGCCCAGGCCCTTGATGAGCCCCGATGCCGCCTGCATGGGGGCGGTTATGGCCTCCGGCCCGATGGCGTTGATGACCGACGCGACGGCCTTGGTCACGCTGTTCTGCAGGTTGGACCAGCTGGTGGCGATGCCGCCCGTCGCGGACTTCGCCTGGTCGGCGAAGCTCGTGAAGCCGTCCCCGCCCTGGGTGTCGAGCGTGGAGATCGCGCCGAGCATGTCCGCCATCGAGACGGTGCCGTCCTGGATGGCCTTGTAGAGGTCGGTCGAGTTCTTCGTCGGCCCCAGCATCGCCTGGGCGAGCTGGTTCATCTGGGCGGGCGCCGCGCTCGTGAGCGAGCGCCAGTCCTCCATGTCGGGCTTGCCCTTCGAGAGGGCCTGCGTGAACTGGACCATGGCCGCCTCGGCGACCTCGGAGCCCTGGCCGCCGGCGAGGAGCATGTCGTTGAGGCCGAGGCCGGCCGCCGTCGCCTCGTCGAGGCCGACGCCCATGCCGGAGCACGCGGCGTAGATGCCCTGCACCGAGGACGCCATCGCGTCGAGGCGCGTCGGCAGGCCGGAGAGGTGGTCGCCCATCGAGGTTATCGAGGCGGTCGCGACGTCCGATGCGACGCCGAGGCTCGACATGACCTTCGGGTAGTTGGCCAGGGTGTCCACGCGGGAGACCGCCGAGCCGATGGAGCCGGAGATGGCGTCCATCGCCTTGGACGCCACGCCCTGGACCACGCCGGAGATGGCGCCCGCCCTCGCGGCGAACCCGGAGCCGAAGAGCCGCGCGGCGGCGCCGCCCGCCCTGTCCGCCCCGGAGGAGCCGAAGGCCCCCTCAAGCTCCCTCGAGACGGTCGACGTGAGGTTGTCGAAGCGCGGGGTGAGGAGCACCGAGCCCTTGACGACGTCTGCCATCTGCCGCTACCTCCGTTCGTCGAAGAGGAGCCCCCTGATCTGGGCGTCCGTGGCGTCTATGTGGCGGGCGGCCCTCGGGGCCTTGGGCCTCTCGACCGGCTTGGGCTTGTGTCCCCTGCCGCCGGAGAGCTCGTAGCGCAGGAAGCTGAGGTTGTCCGCGACGAGGGCGAGCAGGTACGCCTGCTCGTCCCACCCCGCCCTCGGGTCGGCCCTGCGCACCGTCCTGGACCCGACCGGGAGCTGCTCCGCGAGCGTGCGGAGGTCGGAGAACCGGAACTCGCCCAGCTCGGCCTCGAGGTCGGCGCCGTAGTACTGGCGCAGGTCGGCCGCGAGCGCGGCCCGCGCCTCCGGGTCCGCGAGGAGCGGGGCGAGCGCGCCTAGTTTTTTGCGTCGACCAGCCCGAAGATCCCGTCCTCGATGCGCAGGACCTCCTGGTAGTCCTCGTATCCGAGGCGCTCCGTGACGCGCGCCGTGGCCTGCTCGTCCACGCCGCCCTCGCCGCCGAAGCAGAACTCGTAGAAGTCGAGCATGTCGGTCGTGCTCAGGGAGTCGGCCGCGCGCTCGTCGTTGATGCGCGCCGCGCGCCTGAAGAACTCGCGCGACCTGAACGGCCGCATGTCCACGACGTACCTGTCGCCCTCGAACTCGACCTCGCGCTCCCAGGGGGCGCGGCTCGCCTCTTGGGCGGGCGCGGGCTCCGCCGGCGCGATGTTCAGGTACCTGCGCTCGAGGTCGCGCCTCGAGGCCTCCTTCTCGGCCGCGTAGCGGCGCAGCTCCTCCGGGGTCATCTCGCTTGCTTCCATCGGTCCCTCCAGTCATGGCCGCGGCCGCGGGGGCTCGCCCCCGCGGCCGCTTTATCCGTCCCCTGCGCCGCCGGCCTACGCGCCGCCGCCCGCGGAGGCCGCCTTCTTCGCGTCGTAGATGTAGTCGCGGTAGGTGTCGCCGTCGTAGCCGTCGTAGGGCATGCACTTGATCGTCGGCGTGTAGCCCATCATGTCCGAGCTGTTCTCGGAGACGTCGTCGCGCTCGAAGATCCTGCCGAGGGGGATGATGGAGCGCTTCACCTTGGTGGCGCTCACGACCGCGTCGAAGACGTAGACGTGGGGGTCGGTGAAGTTCTCGTTGTGCCTGATCTCGGTCGTGGCGTCGGTGACGGTGACGTTGCCGTCGCCGTAGAAGCTGTCGAGCACCGCCTTGCGCGACTCGAGGAAGGTCACCTGCGCGCTCTCCGCGTAGTTGGAGAGGGCGGAGTCGACGACCTTGCCGCCCCACTCCGAGTTGTCGTTGGTGTCGGTGTCCGTCGAGAAGGTCACGCCGTCCTCGGAGATGTAGCCGAGGGAGCGCGCGCCGGAGACGGTCTGGATGAGATCCTTGATGGTCTTGCTCACGTCCTTGAGCGCGGTGAGGTCCGTGCCCGCGGGCGCGACCATCGCGTAGCCGCCGGGGCGGCCCTTTGCCACGCCCAGGTTGCTCGTGTCCTGGATGGGCTCGGTGTCTGTCGCCATCGTTTCCTCTCTTCCTGCCTACGGCCTGGTGGTCAGGTAGGCGTCTATCTGGTATCTCTCGGCCCTGCTGTCCGGGTCGGGGAAGTGGTAGGTCGAGCCGACCGTCGCGCGGCAGACCATGGGCAGGCCCTCCCAGCACGAGAGGACCGCCTCGCGGGCCGCCAGGGCGAGCGTGTACGCGCCCGCCTCCGTCCCCGACCAGCACTGCACGGCGAGGTTCGGGTCGTCGCGCCCGAGCGAGGTCTGCCCGCCCGTGCGCTCGACCGTGACGAACTCCGCGGGGCGCCGCGCCGGGACGGAGGTGGAGCAGGGCACGCCCAGGCGCGCGGAGAGCCACGCGCACAGGTCGGCCAGCACGTCGTAGCTCATGCGCCGCACCCCTTCTTGAGCGTGTTGTTTCGCCAGTTGTCGACGCGCGCGAGCGCGCCGTCCTGGGCGCCGGACGCAACGACCAGGCTCACGGCCGTGTAGCCGCGCACCTGGTCCATCGGCTCGTAGACCGCGCCCCTGCGCCTGAGGTTTGGGTCGCAGAGCGCGTTGCACCTCGACGCGGCCGCCACGGCCGCCTGGTGCAGCATCGCCTGGACCGCCGGGTCCTTGAGCGTGGCGCGCACGCCCGCCGTGACCGGGTGGCACCTCACGCGGCTACCCATCGCACGCCTCCGTCTCGACGGTGCGGTCCCACGGGCCGGGCACAGAGCCGTCCGGGTACGGCTGCGGGTCCCCGACCACGCGGTAGGTGCGGCCCCCGTAGACGACGAGGGCGCCCCTGAGGTCGCGGTGGTCGGCCCTGGGCCAGTGGAAGCGCATGGCCACGGTCACCCCGTCGGGCCTCTCCTCGCCCAGGTCGCCGGTGCCGGACGGGTATGGGAGCACCCCCGCCACCTCGACGGGCTCGCCCCAGGACGCCGATGGGTTCCCGTGGGCGTCCGCGGCGCCGGCCGCGGGGACGCGGACGGACACCGCCACCCCCGGCCACCTCATTCGGGCACCTTCGGCGAGACGAACCCGCACGTCGGAGCGCCGAGCCCCAGGAGCTGGCGCTCGGTCTTCGTGAGGTAGATGTCCCCGGTCGGGTTGGCGTAGCTCTCGGAGCCCGAGAACGGGCTCGCGCCCCACGACGTCTGCGTGACGCCAAACCCGCCGGACGTCGCGAGCATCCTCGTGGCCACCTGGCAGGTGACCAGCCTGAGCACGCCATCGTCGACGCCCGACGGGTCCACGCCCTCCGAGGCGCACGTGCCGTCTATCGCGGCCGAGACGAGCGGGAGCAGGGCCTCCGCCCTCGCCTCGTCGAGCGTGCCGGCCTCTGGCCAGAGGGCCCGTAGGTCGGACACGCTAGCGTGCTGCGCCATGGGCGCCCACCCCCTATGCCGACGCCTTCTCGAGCACCGCGAACGCGGCCTTGTCGAGGACCGCCCAGGAGTACACGACTCGGTGCGGTACGCGATCTGGTTGAGGCGCTTGAGGTCGCCGATGCCGTCCGGGTCGCCGGTCTCGATGATGTCGAGGCCGAGGTCGCGCACGATTCCCCACTTGATGAGGCCGAACTGGCCGAGGATGGCGAGGACGTTCGTCGGGGTCTTGGCGAGCGCGCCGTTGACGGTGCCCGAGGTCGCGGCCGTGATGCCGTCGAGGGTGCCGGCCTTGAGGTTGAGCGGGATCTCGGGGTACAGGCGGGCCCCGGTCTCCTTCACGCGGATCTTGCGGAGGTCGTTCGCCCAGGTCTTGGAGAGGGCGATGCCGTCCACGTCGCAGGACTCGTTGACCGCGGACACGAGGCTGTCGAGGTCGGCGGACGGGTCGGAGGTGGCGGTGACCTTGGCGGCTCCGGCGGTTAGCGCGGTCGCGTCGGACATGGCGAGGCCGGTTGCCGGGTTGATGGCGTGGTAGACGCCGTAGTCGAGCGCGCGGCCGATCGCGGCGGCCGAGGCGTCGACGACGGCGTCGACGATGCCGAGCTTGGAGTCCTCGTCGGCCCACTTTACCTCGTCGGAGAGGCGCACCGTCACCTGCGCCTTGTGGATCTCGCCCTTCACCGGGGTGAAGCCGACATCGGATGGGGACTTCTGGACGCCCTCGCCGACGAACTCGGCCTCCGGCTCCTTGGAGAAGATCACGTGCGTCATGTCCTTGAAGAGCATCGGCGTGCTCGGGGAGAGCGTCGCGATGGTCGAGGTGTCCCGCGCCTTGGTGGCCACAGCGGCGGCGACCTCGGACGGGAGCGTGATGTTCTTGGTTGTGGTTGCTGGCATGTCCTTGCCTTTCTGCGTGAGTTCCTATTCCCCGGAGCCGAACATCTGCTGGGCGAGCCTCAGCTTCGCCTCCGAGAGGGCGTCCCCCGAGCCGGCGCTGGCGTCGAAGCGTCCGGAGTGGCCCGTCCTCGCGCCAGACCTCGGCCTGGCGAAGGCGGCGACGGCCTTTGCGTTGGTCTCCATCTCCTCCTCGGTCGCGCCGAAGACGAGCGCCTCCGGGATGCCGGAGGACTTGGCCACCCTCGAGCGGGCCTCGGCGAGCTCGGCCTTGGCCTTGTAGCCGTCGAGCTCGGCCTTGGCCTTCTCGGCGGCCTCCCTCGCCTTCTGCAGCTCGGTCTTGGATGCCCCCTGGAGCTCGTCGTAGGACTTTGCCTTCTCGGAGTTCTCCTTCGCGAGGCGCTCCCACTTGCGGGCCATCGCCTTCCAGTCGGTGCCGCCGCCGGCCCCTTCGCCGCCGGCCTGCCCGCCCTCGGGCTCCTGCCCCTCGTTGACGCCTTCCTCTTCAGCCATGTCGGCTCCTCTCGTCCCTGCCGTGCGGCGGGGTCCCGTGGCCATGCGGCCGCCTGATATGACGAGGGGCGCCGTGCGGCGCCCCAGGTTGTCGATGGC